CAACTCTTTCAACTGGGCTACAGTATCACGCAGACCAGGCAATGCAGACTCCATTTGTACCAAATCGGTAAACGCTGTCCCTGCTGCTGTCGCCTTTGCGCGAGCCTTGAGAACTACCTTCTCTATTTGAGGTTTTAGAATAAGCTGTGCACCAAGTTTTCCTCTTTCCCGCGCGCCCGCTAATGCTGCTTCTGTCTCGGCTATTGCTGCCGCGCTGTCTTCACCCGTTATCGTTTGTAATGCGGACCCCACAGCACCAGGATCAAGCCTCAATTTAACCCTCGCTGCTTTCCGTGCGTCTTCGGGACTTAATCCTGCTTGGTCTACCAATGCCTCAAAAGCTCTTTGCTCTGCGCCTGATTGCCTCGGACTTTTCGATAACTCCAGGTCAATAAATCCATCACGCAGCGCAATCAGACTTTCTCCAGCGGCTCTCTCTCTTGCCGGGTCACCAGAACTTAGTTCATCAATCAGTTCTAAATATAATGTTGGTTCTATCTCTTGTGACGCCAAAAGTTGCGCTTTCCCACCAGCATATTGTGCTGCTTCCCGTGGACCCACTCTCTCAAAAATAGTCGCCGCAATGTTAATATCTTCGATCATGTGCTTAATTCTGCCACTTTCGGTCAGTGGTACGTTCAAAGCCTGAGCGACCACGAGCGCAGCTTTGGGATCAATCTCTGCTAAATCCTTTCCTAGCCCGCTTAGTTTCCCTGCCAAAGTCTCACCCAGAATCTGACCAGTTAAACGCCTGGATTCTTCGGTCCTGGCTAACTCTTTTCGGGCAATACCCCGCTGTTCACCCCTGGCAAAAGCAGCAGGAACATCAGCAATAGTTGGGTTAGCAATACTTTGCGCCACTATTCACCCTCCTTTTCACCAAGCAACTCAAGTAACCCCGTGATTGCAGCCTGTACCGCAGTGTTTGTACCCAGAATCCCGTCTGATTCTATTTTCCCAATATTGGCCGCAATATTGGCCGCAACAGTCCCTTGGCCGACGGCAAGATTACCTAACAAAACAGCCTGTTGACGATTCGCGTCAGCATCAGCAAGCCCTCTCTCAAGCAGAAGATTACCAATATTCTGTATCTGCCCAGCACCAATATCAGCAATACCCGCACCTTGCCCAGATTGTAAATCAGCCAATTGACCGCTCGCTGTCTGAATCGCTTGTGCTAATCTCACACCCGCAGCATCTCTGACCTCTGCCTGACCACTACCGAGATTTTCTAAGGTTTGAGCAATATCAATACCTGTGCTTCGCCCCACGTCAGCCAGATTAATACCCAAGTTATTCTGCAGTTGAGCGTCAAGCGAGGCCAACTGAGCCGATTGTCCTGTGGCCTGTAAACCCTGACCGGATAGCGTCCCTAATTGACTAATGCGATTACCAAAGGCTAACTCTGCTCGTCCTAAAGCTCTTCTCTGTAATTCCTGCTTGACATTGCCACCACCTAATCCCCCGGTCGCCGCAGCATTACGAATCGTCGCTCTTTCCTGTTCTTCCTGTAAAAACTGTTGACCAGGCGATTCTCTAAAGTTCTGGAAAGCCTGCGCTTGTGCTTCCGGGCCCTGTGCGCCCAATAAAGCACTCTGCAGGTCAAAAGCCTGCTGACCACCTTGTATAAATGGCTGGAGCTGCCCTTGTGCACCCGTGATAGGAACTTGTCCCCTAGCCCTGCCAGTCAGAATGTCTTGCCTTGCCTGTCCTCCAGCACCTTCTAGGGCCGTCACAGCCCCGCCTGCACCTTGAATCAGGGCTTGTTCAGCACCAATTAACCCAGTTGGGGGCGGGTCACCTATGAAACCACCACTACTGCCGACCGGGACATTCTGCCCAGTCTCGAAATTAATCGGCACTGCCGCCGGTAAGGGCACAGTAGGCGCCTGCGGAATAAGTCCTTGCGCGGAACCTTGAGGCTGTTGAAATTGAAGCTGCTGTTGTGGTTGGAACCCCGTTGGTAATCGCCCTGGCTCAACGCCTCTTTGCGGCACTTGACCGGGTAGTAGCAGCCTGCCGGGAATAGCAGCGGGTAGTCCTCGAAAGCTGACCATTAGAACGACCTCGGAGAAGGCAATCTAAAACCTCCGCTTAAATTATTACCAACCTGCGCTCCACCACCTTTTAAATTATCAATAATCTGTTGGATATTGAGGGGTATCTGAGCCTGTTGTCCTTGCGGGACTTCCAATGGTGGCGGTGTCGGCACAGATCGCGCCTGAAATCCACCTAAATTAACGGGTCTGCCCAATAAGGCATTTTGTGCCTGACCCAAACCTCGACCAATCTGCTCTTGAGCCAATACATTGCCTTGTTGGAAAGGATCTCTGACTTGTTCGGGTGTCTGGCCTAATAGATTTAAAGCACTACCAAAGCCCTCACGCTGGGCAATACCACCTTGATTAAATAGTCGATTAATATCACCCCGTGCTTGTTGTGTGGCTTGCGCTGAGATACGCCCCGCTTGCTGTTGGCCTTCTGCCGCTCTGCCCGCAGCACGACTGGAAGCAAAAGCACCAATGCCCGCCGCGGCAACAACTGCTACTGCTGTGGCCATATTTCCTCCTTCAAGATACCTAACCTCCACGTATCCCAGAGTTTACCATCTTTTAAAAATGACTGGCGATTCACGCCCTCGTCTTTAAACCCCTGGTTCTTTGTAAAGTGATAGACATTCTCATACTTCTTCGGGATCTCTGCTATCAACTTATTAAAAGTTAAATAATCTAAACACCATTGCAGAATAACCCGGCCGCTTTCCTTCGCATGATCTCTGTGTTCAGGCAGAATAAATGCATGAATCTGGTAACACACTGACGTTAACTGGTGGATTCGATAAAGACCCAAAGTCTCATCTAAAAGAATCTCAACCCAAAATTCATTAATCACATCCGGTGCATAAGATTCTACCCCATCCTCTGAGATATCATCCCACATCGATTTCATCACATCGATACACAAACCGGCGTCCAGGGTCCGATAAGCTCTCATCTCCGAAGCCTCTATTAAAGCACTCACACCCGACCACCTACAAACTCAGCATCGACGCTATTAATCGCAAACTTAACAGGATCTGACATTAAAATCTTAAACTGGGCTCGTTGCCTGAATCTGCCGTTTTTCTTCCATACCGCACGTTTATTCAACTTACCTTGTGCGCCCATCGAACGGTTTCGCTCCACCCGGAAAATCTTGGCGTTATCAGATTTCTTCATCCTGATTTGTGGGTCAGTCGTTGTGTTATCTCCAACCCCAGCCTCAATCCCTACCTCAAATCTGGGCACACTAAAGACGGCTTGACCATTAGTAAATTCCCTGGTATCAACCTCGCGCCTAATCTCCATGCCGTACTCATCGAATACTGTGGTGAGTACCTCTCCTATTCGTCCGTCTTCGCGGTCATAAGCGAGCAGCTTACTGTAAGCAGTCTGAAGTAAAGTAGCCCGCCAACCAGTTGTTATAACATTACCCGCCCCATCGGTGACATCTGAGCGTCTGAGGTGCCATCTCGGAGACTCATAACAGATTGTCTCATTCGGCAAATCCCAACACAAAAACGTACTGCCGTCCTGGGAATAAGAATAGCCGACCACTTCAGTTAGCTCAGAGTCATCTAAATCCTGCAATAATAAATCAATACCAGTATTGGAGATCTTCACCAGATCGCCGCCATTGAACTGCCAGATAGCCGGGGCCTCATCTCGACCTCCACCGATAAACGAAAACGTGGACGAACTTTTGATTAAAGACAACGGCGCAAACAGACCTTTATCGAGAAACAATCCACTACGCACAAAAGGGAAATCAGAACCGCCGACATTATCCTGCCCTTCCACCGTCTCAGAACCTAAAATATATACCTCGTTCTTAAAATTAACCGGCGCAATAATCACATCAGGGTCGGACTCTGCAACACCGAAGTCCAAAGCATTCCATGACGTACCATCATTGGCCGCTGAGATGATGAACTTCTTCGTGTCGGTTGTGACCATGAAAAACGAGTCAATAAATTCTAAATATTGTGGCGCCCCATTAGCGACAAAGTCCGTGTCCGTAATCTGGGCAAAAACAGCTGTATCCTGATTGAAAATATACCCATTGCCACCAGGCACCAGAATCATTAACTGAATGCCGTTATCTCTCATCGAGACTTTTCGAGAACCGGTAACAGTACCTAGCGATGTGGTCGTAAAATCTGCATTGACCCGGTATAACGTCGTCCCGTTAACCGTATAGGGCGTCACCCCCACTCGCCAACGACCGCGGTTCTTTTCCGTCGCGCCGCCAGTTGTGGCTAACTGAACCAAACCAGGCGTACCCAGTACGCTATGAATACTCGTTTCTGCATCAATCTGCTCAATCTTCGGATAAGCGTTGATGCACTCTGTGTTTAAGGAGGTCAGCGAGGGATGCCGATTAAAGCCGTCTGTAAAATTCAGGACTGTCATGTCACGCGTAAATGGCCATTAATGATGGTTAAGTTAGTGGTATCCGAGTTATTTTCAACTAACAGCGTCACGGTATCGGTATCTCTTAACGTCCCAACCCACTTAACCAGGATATTCTGTACCTTGTCAGCGTCAAAAACTAATCGGGATTGCTCCAATAAACCGCCGTTAATCGCAAAATAGAAGGTAAATTGATCAGAACTTGCAGCATTTATCGTCAGATTGGCTTCTAAATTGGCTAAATAATCCCCTCTTGTATCAAAAGTGATCGCGCCTGCCGTCGTTGAGGTCGTGTTAACGTCCCGATCAACCACCCAAGGCCCTGTTACAGCAACAGGAACGTCGATTGTTGCAATAGTGACTGTCGTTGACGCATCGAGCCTGAGAAAAGCCTGCGGAACCGCGACTGCCCGAAAGAATGTACTGAAAAATGCCCCGGAACTGCCTCGATCGCCATCTCCGGCCCTGGAATCACTGTTACCAGAACCTCTCGGGGTTGTTGTAGTGAATCTTGATGAGGTAATACGTAGATATCGAGACTCAAGGCCACTTTCAGCCTTATTCGCATCTCTCAAAACCTCTTGAGAGACAGGCATGCCAAATAGCGGGCCACATTCCCTCGCGATAATCTTTTTTAAGGCGCGATTAACTGAAGCAGGAGAGGTAACAGGTTCATCAGGCGTAGAGACAGGTCGATAACCAAAATCAACTCCAGAATCAAATTGATCAGCACAGTAATCATTTAAAAATCGAACTCCGATCGCTGATTCATCCGGTTGCGTCGTGACGTCAGCCTCATCAACTAACGCCAGCGCAAAGCCATCGTCAATAATTTCCTGTGCTGTGGTCATTCGTCATCAGTGACTGAGATTTCAGTAAACACCGGCACTTCCCAGTCTTCAGGTTTTTCAGTTGACCAGCCATCAGCTTCCAGCTTTTTGATTAAGTCATCATTAAGATTGTTTGGCGTTATCTCCCTGCCGTGTGATTTATACAAGGTCGTCATATTCGTCTCCTTAGCAGGAGGCCGAAGCCCCCTGTAGATTCGGTCAATGTATGCTCTTAACCCCAGGCTTGGCCGCCATAGAAAGGGTTAAACACAATGAACGCGGGCAGTAAGTCAAACCTGACTTTCTGGACGTTGGCATCACCATCTGAATACTTGGAAACCCGAATTGAGAACCCGTCTTCAGTGGTAGCAACGGTATCAGTGTTGAACAACTTATCGAGTTTCACCGTACCCAAACCAAAGGCTTGAGGATGATAAATCAGGTTAGGTTGTCGAAGCTCTGCCGTAGCACCCAGGATAGTCACGATATCACCGGAAACCAATGCACCGTCAACTGTATTATATTGCCCGTTGGTCTCGCGAATGGCTGGCCCTGTAGCAACCACTGTCCCAGCTCCACTACCGTTTAGAGTGACATCAGCAGTGACGACCGCCCGCCACAATAAAGTTGTGCCTGTGTTGTCAATCATTGTCTCCCGAGTGGACAGATTCAACTGTCTACGACCTGTGACCTCAAGTACATCGCCCGCTAGAATCGTGCCATCATTGGTAAGACTGTCAACCGCCAAACTTTGGGTCATCGTATCTTTAGCGGTGACATAGGTTGCTACAGGTGTAGCACTTAGGGCACCGATGCGGTCAGCAGATGCACCAGAAGTGAAAGACTTCAGAGCGTTTGAACGCATGGTGCGCATCCCGGCCAATCGATCAGAAACCTGTGCGCGCTCCCAGGCGTTATCAACTAGGCGGTTACTACCAGAACTCAAGCTGTTCTGAACGTCAGCGAGGATGTTGGCAGTAAACGGAGACATCACATAAAACCAATCAGCATCCATCGGGATACCCCTGGATTCCATCTCTGCCTGAGCCCTTGAAACATCAGACCAGGTTGTCACACCTGTACCCGGTGTTCCTACGGCCAAACCACCGTTTTGCTGCATGAAAGTGCCAAGATCCACCTCCAGATCAGTGACAATCCGCGTTGCCATTGGCTCAATAATCTTATCGAGCTGATCCAGATCTAACGCTTGTTCGATATTTTTCCATTCGGTTGCAACGGTGAAGTAGTTCTGCACTACACCAGTTGCCTTGCCTGAAATGATATCTGACTTAGTCGAAGCCGAAATATCACCACCGGTCGTTCGAATGGTGTTGTAATCGTGAGGTCTTTTGAAGGAAACCGTGCCCCCTGTGTCGGGAGTGAAACGGCCTGTGAGTAGCTGAGTATCAACAGTCTTTGTCAGTACCCTGGAGGATTGGACTTTTTCTAAAAAGATTCGCGCAAGGTCCTCCACTGTGTTCGAGTCGAGATTATTGGCCATGAGTGGCTCCTGATCATAAGCGGAGCCCTCATCTCCTTATTATTCGTAGGTCGCGTTTTTAGGCCCACGTTTTTCAGGAGGTACACCGGCCCCCGTTAAGGTTTCAGCCGGATCGGGCGTCTCACTTGCTTTTTTAGTAAATAAAGCAGTGGCCTTAGACTTAATCTCACTCACGAAAACAGCCGCATCGCCCTCAGTCATCCCATTGACCCTGTAAATATCATCAGGATTTTGAGCAAAGTGCTTGTATATCAGCATGCCCTGTTCGTCACTCACCACCCGTGTCCCAACGTCATATCTCAGCCCGCCGTGACTGGCTATGGTGGTGTCAAACGTATTTAACGTGGCAGCATCGACATCAAACTTTCCCGCTGTATCGTTGAACTTCTTTAATGAGTTATTAAACCTGGCCTGCTCTGCTTGCTGACCGGCAAGTTCCTTATCCTTTGCAGCATCTGCATCAAATTCCTGCCGAGCATCAAACTTAGCCTGCTTCCTGATGCCCTCTTCTCGTGCCGCCGTGCGTTCTTCGTGGTCATCATCAAAAACATCGCCGGACTTTGGCACTTCGGGCCGCGTTTCCTTCGGAATCTTTGCGCGACTCTCCTCCAACTGACGTTCTAAGTCAGCAGATTTGCGCCGCTCTTCAATGACTTTGCTGCGACCGTCTTCGGCCACTTTGTCAATGATTGCTTGCTGTTCCTGTGAAAACGTTACTTTTTCTTTCTCTTCTGGGGCAGTATCTCCAGAACCAGGCTGTTCGCCATCGTTTAGCTGCTCACTCATGGGTAGCCCCCTCGGGTAGTGTCTTTCGACAGCGTGAATCTGTCACGTACAGTTAGTTTAACCTATATTTAGTCAGTATGACTACTGTTGCATTACCTGCTCTTCATCAATCTCTCTGACTTGTTGATCGAGAACCTTCGCCAACCCAGGTGTTAGAATCCCAGTATTCACCGCTTCAATCAGTTTATTCAAGGTATCGGCCTGCTTATTCAAGGACTCAGTCTGGGCTCTATTCACCTCGATCAAGATCTTCATATCAGCATCTTCAGCCTTAAGTTTGAGTTCGTCATCCTTCTGCCCGACCTTGGCTCCCTCGATATCCAGACGTCTGGTGTCATTCTGTGCTTCCAATACATCAGCATCCGCTTTAGTCTGCTCTGCTTGGGCAAGGACCATAGCAGCATCCGGTTGTTGAGGTTGGTTCTGCAAAGCCTGCAGTTGTTCTTTTTCCTCATCGGTCATCTGGTCTTCAGGAATAAGCCCTTGCTGGAATAACTGGGCTCTTTTGCGTTCAGCAATCAAATCCATACCGGGCGCTGTGACGTTCTTCAATAACACATCGCCACCTATCTGAATCACAGACGGATCTACCTGGGCAATCTCAACCAAAGCACTGACCGTTTCTTCCTGTCGATTCTTAAACGCTGGGCCAGCAGAGCAGACCACATCATAAGCGCCCACGGATAGGTCATTGAGTTTCACCACTTGTTGTGATTCTTCATCAAAGATATTCTCATTCAACGTCACCATGTCAAAAGAATCATCTTCTTTTAGAATCCTCACCACCCGGCCCTCAGCGTCATAAACCTTGGGTGCAGCCTTGAGAATAATCCTTGCTGTATGACAGATGGCGACCTCTTGCGCTGAGAAATACTTAATGCTCCCCGTATCGCCTTTGTCCTGAAGCTTCTTGATTGCCACCCCTGATTGATTGTTGACCTGCTCTCCCATACTCGGTGCTACAAAGCCTGCTGAACGCTGTAGGCCGTCTTGCATGGATTGGGATACCGCGATAAGACCTGGATTGATTTGAGCTCCTCCTTGCTGTTGAGGTGGTCCCGGTTCCGTCGGGTCATGGTTATAAAGCTGTACTGGATCAGCATTAACATTCAATGTGGCTAATTCATCCTTATTATCTTTGTATTGGGCAGGTGTCATCCAATACTTAGCCCTAGGTGCCAATGAACCTTCCTCAATCTCCCGAGATTTGGCATAGTTGAACACCCGTTGAAAGTCCATTGCCTTCTCAACCACACCCCAGTAAATAGATTTGTTCTCGCTGATCTTGTAATTACCATAGGTCGGAATCAGTGGAATGAACTCAAACACAGTTTTTTCAGCATCATTTAACCAGTCTTCTGCATCGAACTGCCGAACAAAAACCACGCCCTTATTGCGACTCCTGCGCCTGACCTCGGTAACACCGCCCTGTGCGAGTTCATCCTTGACCTTTTCGAAATCATCATTGGCTTCATGAACCTTGCCGTCAGACATTAAAACAAGCTCACGTTCAATCAGTTTAATATAGTAAAACTGCCCTACCATGATAAGGTTTACATTATTGAAATAAACATTCGTCTTGTGGTCTATCCGTACACCTTTAGCACTACCTTCTGGCCATTTCTTCTCGTACTCATCCGTGGTAAACCCAGTCAATTTAAAACCAAACTTGCTATCTGATTTGTCTTGTTCCTCTGCACTTGGATCAAACCACACCCGATCTAGGAAATTCCCAACCTTCTTAATGATTAAGTCCTGATCAAACGAATCTGAATCAACAAACTCTTGCACGATTTCCCAACCATCTAAACCTGACGTCACCATCATTCTGCCAGAATGGTTAAACACATGCTTGGCATTAGAGATGTTCTCGATGTTGCGAATCAAACCGTCAAAGGTCTGGGCAATGTCTTTGGTTGCATCTCCGCCGGCTGGACTGACAGAGATATCAAAGTCAGCCTGCTCCATCTCACCAGCTATCTGGTCAATGATGGGATTGGTAAAGTCAAAAGTATAACGAGGTCTGCCCGATCCGGTACTGGCAAAGATATTGTCTTCCCACATACCGTTACGCTTATCGGTAAAGTGATGCGCTTCCCTGGCATTCTCCCTTAAATCAGAGTCAGCCTCCTGAGCTTCTTTCAGCCGTTGAATCGTCTTGTCATGATCCTCGAATTCATCAAGTTCTATTGATTCGTCTTTGGTTTCGATGTCAGGCATTGATGCCTTCATTTTTTGGGTTAACAGGCAAAGGAGTCCCGCATCTGAAACAGTTTGTATTCCACTCAGGGTTTTCTGCCGGGGGTCCTTCCCAATGTTGACAGGCTTTACATATTACAATTGAAAAGGTTTCGTCTTTTGCCACTGCCGACATATCATCGAACAAAGGTATCTTCCTCATCTTATCCGCCCCACCCTGCAAATTTGATTTTAGCCATCGGTTGTATTGATTCCGGTAACTCTTCACCCATTGTCAGACAGTCGTACATCCCTGGAGAATCAAGGCCATATCTATCCTTCAACTGTTTCTTATCCATCAACTGTATCTTACCTGCACCATTGGGAACTGTGGGTATTCTGCAGCACTCAGTCCTTAGTTTATCAATTAATGCGATGTCTGACGAGATGGAAATGATTGTATCGGGATCGATGTACTTTTTCTTCACCACTGCGAGGTAAGTCTGGTAGAACCTGTTGGCCAGCTTCATTCCATATTGAGCTCGCTTATTCTTGAACGACTGTTCATTGGTTTTAGGCTTGTCTTTATTGCCAAGAGACTGCAGACCACCATAAACAACTTTAGGATCATCAGGAGAATTAGAGCCGTTGTACGGTCTGAGGTCGCACTTAATACCAGCAAAATTGTCTGCAATTTGATTTCGAAGCAAAGCGCCCATGCCGTCGGCATCCCAAACAAACAGATCAGCATTGGCTCTAATCGCTCTGCTCGTTGCTTCATCACATGCCTCATTGCCGTTAACCGCTACAAGTTCATCGATGTCAGTATAAAATATACCAGTGCGGCAAGCATAACCATAAGAATCACCGCCATCAGCTGGGTCATGCGTTGCAATCGTTGCACCTTTTGGATCAATCCCGAGCGCGATATGAGCATCAATTGCGGCGTCGAACCACTCTTTCTTAATAATGGCACGCTCTACTGACTCCATATAATGACCGTTCCAGATGTGATCGTACTCGTCCTTAGATAGGTTCTTCTCGTCATCAAGCCGTTCTAACTCCAGTTCAGGAGGAAACCAGGGGTTATCAGTATAGTTTACTTCAACCACCATGATCAGGTCATCTTCGTAATAACCTGTTCTTGCGAGGGAATCTTCAGCTCGGGACACGTATTTCTTGGCAAAGCCGTCACCCCGAGAGAATCTGTACATCGTGATCCAGATCTCGGGCATACTTTCTT